TCTTAATCTTCCGTCTGCGGATTTTCAAAAAATCATTCGCGATTTATCTTGTATTTCTGATAAAATAGAAATCAAATCTGTAGGCAATGAAATTATTTTCAAATGCCAAGGACAATTCGCGTCTGCTGAAATTCATCGAGCAGAATCAGATGGATCAATGGGATTTATTGTAAAGCAAGATTCGTCTAAGATTATCCAAGGCGAATTCTCATTAAAAAATCTCGGTTATTTCATCAAATGCACCAACCTTTGTTCTCAAATTGAAATGTATTTGGAAAATGATTTGCCTCTTGTAGTGAAGTATGATGTGGCATCATTGGGGAGCATACGCCTCGCCTTAGTTCCATTACCCTCGACATAAGTTGGAATCTCCTATCATTTAAAAATGAATTAATGATGGGATATTTATTTTTTGCTAGTTTTTCTTAGTTAATAAAATTATAATAAATTATAATATAATATGACGTTTGATTTTAATTTAGCCCAAAACGAATTACAACAAATAAATAGTTTGTTAAAAACGAAATGTCCTGAATTGGAATTAGAATTAGATACGAAATCTGTGTTATCGGATGTCAAAAATCAACCAATCGAATCATATACTAAATCAAAAAATGTATTATTATTGTGTCTATACTATAATACCACATGTATATCCAATATTGAATTTATCATCAACGAAACTAACAACCCGCTCGACCTCACAATAAATTCAAAAACTTTAGTTCCGTATCAAAACAAAAAATATAATAAATTATTAAGATGTGTTGCGATATATTTGTCTGGTTTTATGACAATTGACGGAGAACATTTTACAACATTAGTATCCCAAGGTGTAAATCCTTTAACTATTTGGCTTATGATTTCATATTTTAACGCGACATACAAAACCAACCCATTTAACAACAATTTTATACGTTATTTTGAGGATAACCCTCTGGGAGTAAGCGAAATAGAAAAATATTTTGAATTGCATGACCCAAATCACTACGACGGAATATTTTTAAGTGTCGATTTAACTGACGCAGAATTAGGGAACAAATATACCGTTTTATTAAAAAAAATTATTAACGAAATTATTTGTTTGAATAGCAGTGGGGGCAAGAAAAAGAGTAAAAGTAAAAGTAAAAAGATGAAAAAGAGTAAAAGTAAAAAGATGAAAAAGAGTAAAAGTAAAAAGATGAAAAAGAGTAAAGTAAAAAGATGAAAAAGTAAAAATAGTCATTTCTACAATAATACAAAATGGGCAAATGATTATTTATTTGATTATGATAATTTAGATAATTTTAATAAATTTAAAGAAAAATTTATAAAATAACAATTAATCTTATTAGTTTAATTATTATTTAAATACAAATTAAATTTAAATAATATAATGAATTTGCCAAAAATAAATCCAACAATCTGTTTAAATATGATTGTAAAAAATGAGTCTCATATTATTATTAAAACGCTGAATAATTTATGCTCATATATTAATTTTAGTTATTGGGTTATTTGCGACACTGGATCAACTGACAATACAAAAGAACTAATAATAGATTTTTTTAAAGAAAAAAATATTAAAGGTGAATTAGTGGAGCATAAATGGACAGATTTTGGTTATAATAGGTCAATTGCATTAACGGCTGCTTATAATAAAAGTGATTATGTATTTATATTCGATGCGGATGATGAAATAGTCGGGGATTTTAAATTACCACCTATTTATGATTGTGATAAATATAAATTTAATTTTGGAAAAGATTTTGTATATATGCGCCCGCTATTATTTAATAATAGAAAACGCTGGTGTTTCAAAGGAGTTTTACACGAATACTTGTCAAATATAGATGAAGTTTCAGGAGAGAATAATATTAATGGAGATTATTATGTTATTTCAGGTAGAACAGGTAATAGGAGTCAAAATCCAAATAAATATATAGATGACGCAAATATACTAAAAAAAGCTCATTACGAAGAAGAAAAAACTGATTATAATTTATCATGTAGGTATGCCTTTTATTGCGCCCAAAGTTTCAAAGATTCAGGCCCACAATACATTGATGATGCCATTGAATGGTATAAAAAATGCCTTGAATTAAATATGTGGTTACAAGAAAAATTTCATAGTTGTTTTACTCTTGGAGAATTATATATGTCAAAAAAAGATAATGTAAACGCTTTAAAATATTGGTATAAAACAATCGAATATGACTCTGAAAGAATTGATGGCATTGTAATGGCAACAATTTTTTTAAGAACCGATGGTCAACATTTATTAGTAAATGCTTTATATCATAAGTTTAAAATGTATAATAAAAAACCTGAAGGAAAGTTATTTTTATTTCAAAATTTGTATGAAGACCAGTTAGAATATCAAAATATGATTTCGGCTTTTTATGTTAATGATAAAGAAAGTGGTTATGAGTGTTGTAAACAAATTTTAATTAATAAAATATTACCATATAACTTGTTAATATCAACAATAAAAAATTGTTCTTTTTATATAGACTTACTAAAAGCAGATACAAATAGCAATAGTTTACAATTATTTTATTCAGTTGATTCATTAGTTTGTGATATTTCTAATAAAAAAGAAACAATTGATGAAAATATTATAACAATTTGGAATACTTTATTTGATAAACATAAATCAACCCTAGTAAAAATTTCTAATTATTCATTTGAAAATCGCAACAATCCTAAAATTTTTCTAACTTTTACAACGTGTAAGCGATTTGATTTATTTAAACAAACTGTAAATTCTATGTTAAATCACTGGTTAGATATTGATAAAATTGATTATTGGTTTTGTGTAGATGATAATTCGTCAGATAAAGATAGAAATAGTATGAAAACAGATTATCCGTGGATAAACTATTACAACAAAACAATAGAAGAAAAGGGACATAGAAAAAGTATGAATATTATTTGGGATAAATTGAATGAAATAAAGCCGATGTATTGGATACATATGGAAGACGATTTTTTATTTTATAATAAAATGAATTATATTGAAGAAGCAATAAATGCGATGAATAATGAATTATGTTCAAGTAATAATGTAAAACAAGTATTATTTAATAGAAACTATGGAGAGACAATTGAAAGTTATAATACATGTGGTCATATTATAAATAACGAATATAATAACATCGCTTTACATAGCTTTGTACATGGTATTTTTTCATATCAAAATTGTCATTATTGGCCGCATTATAGTTTTCGTCCTTCATTAATAGATGTAAAAACAATATTAGAATTAGGTAATTATGATTCAGAAAATCAATTTTTTGAAATTGATTATGCTAATAAATGGGCAAAATCTGGATATACTTCCGCATTTTTTAATAAAATTACAAATCGACATATTGGAAGATTAACAAGTGACCGTTTTACAAAAAATGTTAAAAATGCGTATGATTTAAATAACGAAAATCAATTTAATAAAGAAGAAATCAAAGAAATCAAAGAAATCAAAGAAATCAAAGAAATCAAAGAAATCAAAGAAATCAAAGAAATCAAAGAAATCAAAGAAATCAAAGAAATCAAAGACATAAATATTTCAACTATTAAAATTATAAATTTAGAGCGTAGACCAGATAGAAAAGAAGAAACTATAAAGAAATTAGAAAGCTCTGGTATAAATTATAATGAGTATGAGTTTATAAATGCAGTAGATGGGCAAAATTTAACCCCAACTCAAGAATTATTTGATTTATTTAAAGGAAATGATTTTGGAAGTAGAAAAGGAGTTATTGGTTGTGCTTTAAGTCATTATAATTTATGGAAACAATTATTAGATGATAAGAATAATGAATATTATTTAATTATGGAAGATGATTTTTCTCTTTGTACGAATTTTAAGAATAAACTAGAATCCTTGAAAAATGAATTAATTTCAAAGGACTACATTTTTTTAGGTTATCATATGTTTGAAAAAAATAGACAACAAGTAAAAAATATTTATGATAATGATTCTTTGGAAACAATTAAAGTAACTCCATTAAATAAAAATTTATATATTGGAGGAACATTTTGTTATTCAATTAATAAAAATGGAGCTAAAAAAATAGTTGATTATATTCAAAATAATGGAATTAAACACGGCATTGATTATGTTATGAAAATAGCAAATAATTTAGAATCATATGAATGTCAACCACATTTAGTATTTTCAGAATGGAATGAATCTGGAAAAAAAATAGATTCAGATATTCAAAACATATATGATAGTTTAGATTTTTCAAATATTGAAAATGATAAAACTGAAAATAATGGAATGAATAATATTTATATAAATGGCATATCTGGTTTAGGTAATAATTTATTTCAAATAGCAGTAGGGATATATTATAAAGAAACATATAATAATTGTAACATATTTTTAAATAAAAATAGTACTACATTAATCGAAGGAACTGGAAATAAATTTGGAAAAAATAAACTTAAAACATCTTATTTTAATACGATTTTTAAAAGTTGTAGTACAGTAAATAATATTCCAAAATGTGATGAAATAATACATAATGATTGTTTTTCATTGAATAAAATTGATATAACAAATACTACAAATACGAATATATTAATTGATGGATACTGTCAGAATGTTGATTTAATTTTTGATATAAGAAATAAAATATTTGATTATTTAAATTTAGATGATATTGATATTAAAACTCCTTTATTAAAAAAATATAAAATAAATAATGAAGCTGTTAATGTTATGTTAGGAATTAGAATTGGTACGGATGGAGGCTTTAAGTATTCAAAATTTACAAAACAATCGTATAAAAAAGTTATAGATACTATTGTAAATTCAAATAGTGATAAAATAATAAATATATATGTATTGAGCGATGTGGAACATATTTCTATTATGGTCGACAATTCAGATAAATATAATGTTATTTATGTAAATGATGATGACATAAGTCAAATATATATTGGACTAATGTGTAATTATTTTATTTTAAGTGATTCTACATATCATTGGTGGATAGCATTTTTAAAATGGTCGAAAGACCCATCAGTATCTGTCTATGTGTTTAATGATACAGATATAACAAACAGATGTTTACTAAATCAAACACTTAAAAACGAATGGAAATATATAGACCTTGTACCAAACGACAAATTTATTTTTATTAAAAAATTAGACCATGTTAACGATGATATACGTTTTAGTTACGGTTCTGTTCCCGTGTTAATGGATTGTGCTCTAAAAGATGATAAGTGTGTTGGGTTTAATACCCTCGGGTTTTTTAAGAATAAAATAGATTTGGATAATTTAAAGCCATCACCATATTTTGGTGAAAATGATGGAATATATATTAAAAAAGAGTATTTAAAAGAAGGAAAAAACAATAAAAATAAAAATATTAGAGTAAAAATGTTATGTAATTGGTGTTCTTCGGAACAATTATGTAAAGAATGGTCTAATATGTGTGAAAAAGGATTTGTCTGGAAAAATATTGAGTTAGTATGGACTGATGTAAAAGAAGAAATTGACTATTATATTATTATAAATTCTTGTTCAAAGGACGAATATTTCGAACCTCTTAAAACAATTGTATTTCAAATGGAACCTTGGGTAAATGACGTTACAAAAAATTGGGGTGTTAAAACATGGGGTGAATGGTCTGTACCAGACCCCAATAAGTTTTTAAGTGTATTTTCACATAAAATAATTTTAAATGCCGTACAATGGCAAATAAATACACCATTAAATCAAATAAAAAACCCGATAGATATTTCTATAAAACAAGACTGTGTATCTTGTGTATGTAGCAGTAAAAACTATGATGAAGGACATATATTACGCAATAATTTAATAAAATATATTGAAGAAAAAAAAATTAATATACACGTTTATGGTAGGGAAAATTATCATAATTTTAAATCATATGTTGGTCCGTTATTAGATGACAATAAATTTAATGGATTTTCTTGTTATAAATATAGTTTTTCAGTAGAAAATAATTCAGAATATAATTATGCTACTGAAAAATTATGGGAACCCATTCTATGTGAATCGCTTTGTTTTTATTATGGTTGTCCAAACGTAACAGATTATATTGATTCAAGAGCATTTGTGCTATTGGATATAAATGATTTTGAGAATTCATATCAAATTATTAAGCAAGCTATAGAAGAAGATTTATGGTCACAAAGAATAGATATTATACGCCAAGAAAAACAAAGAATACTAAATGAACTTGCGTTTTTCCCTACTATTGAAAAAATTATTATTAAAACACAAAAAAATGAAGAAATAAAAAATGAAGAAATAAAAAATGAAGAAATAAAAAATGAAGAAATAAAAAATGAAGAATTTAAAATTAAATTATTTGAAAAATATTTTGGAAATAATACTACTGAATCAAAAAAATATTGCTTTATTCATAGTTGCTATTTAAAAGAAAGTGGAACAGACATATTAACTGATATTGTTTCTAATATAATAAATAGTGGATTAATTCAACATTTAGAAAAAATATTTATAGTTAACATTGGTGAAAATCTTGAACGAAATATGTTTAGTCAAGAAAAAATAGTAATAATAAATTATTCTGATAATTATAAATTATGCGAAATACCTACAATTAATTTAATTCATACATTCTGCGAACATAATGATAATTGTGAAATTTTATATTTACATACAAAAGGTACGACTTTTTATAATAATCCAAATAAACAATATATTACAGATTGGAGAAATTTTATGTTATATTTTCTTGTAGAAAAATATGCTGATTGTTTTGAATTATTACAAAATTATGATGCGGCAGGTTGTAATTATATGACAGCACCATTTAAAAATCATTTTAGTGGTAACTTTTGGTGGGCAAATAGCAATTATATTAAACAATTAAAAAGATTACCTGATATTTGTGATAGACACGAAGCTGAATGGTGGATTTTATCCAATAAATCAGTAAATAGTTATGAAATACATAATTCTTTAACAAACCATTATCATGATTTTTATCCAAAGGATAAATATATTTCTTAAGGAGTAAGTAGCATCTATTAGTTCAATTGTTTATTTCTACTTGTAGTTATAATAACTTATTCCTGTTTTGTATAATAGTGAAGTACCGGTTAAAAAAAACAGTTCATAATAGGAGATACCGGATACGCAATAAATACTAAATCTACATTTATAAATTGATTTTAATTATATAATCATTTATTATGGTACTAATCATTTATTATGGTACTAATCATTTATTTACATTAACTTTAACAAAATCTAACAAAATATACACATTTTTAAGTTATTAATAAAAATATTTATTATATTTATATATAAATGTCTAATAGAAATTCGACTTATTTAGGATCTAAACGTTGTTGTGAAGCTGGGCCACAGGGCCCACAAGGGGATAGAGGGCCAGGTGGTCCGGTCGGATTTATGGGTTTACCCGGATCAACTGGAGCAACTGGATCCGGAAAAACTGGATGTAGAGGACCAACGGGAGCACCTGGCCCAAAAGGCGATTCGGGAGGACCAACAGGACCAACGGGACCAACTGGATTAGGAGAAACAGGACCAACTGGATTAGGAGAAACAGGACCAACTGGATTAGGAGCAACAGGACCAACTGGATTAGGAGAAACAGGACCAACTGGATTAGGAGAAACAGGACCAACCGGATTAGGAGAAACGGGGCCAACCGGATTAGGATCTACGGGACCAACCGGATTAGGAGAAACAGGACCAACCGGATTAGGAGAAACAGGACCAACTGGACCTGCAGGAGCCGTCGCTACATTAAATACAGTCTTAGCTGCTGGAAACGCGGCTTTAGGTTCGCACGCAACGATTACTTTAACAGATACTGATCCTGGAGGACAAACAAATCCTATTCTAACCCTTAATAATACCAATGCTACTGGTTCGGTGGCGATGGAAATATACAAGAATAAACCAACTGCTGGAACTGGTGGAGATGTTTTATTTAATCAGTCGGTATATGGTAAGGATTCAATAAACCTAAAACAAGAATATACGAGAATTAGTCATACCATTAGAGATGCGACAGGCGGATTAGAAGATGGTTCAATGGAATTCAGTTGCTTCGTAAATGGTGCGGTTGCTACTTTTTTACAACTTAACGGAGTGGAGAATGAAATAAATGCTTTAAAAAATTTGGATATGGGCGGTAATATTATTAAAACTACTACTGGGAATATGATTATTGAAACTACTTCTTCTGGTACAACTGGGGAATTGTATATACAATCAAAAGGAACTGCTTCAATGTCTGCCCCTGCGATTGGAATATCTGCTACTGGTGCTTCTTCTGCTTTAAATCTACATTCATTAGGGGCAAACGCATATGTTAGTATTTTGGGAGCGGACGATGTTGCGATTACTGCTGGAACTGGCGATATTTTATTAACTGCTGGTGGTCTTATAAAAACCGACGAAACTATTGAAACTAATACTGGAACTGGTAGTAATGGTAGTAAGGTTATTTTTGCTGGTGGAACAATAGACCAAAGATTTAATATTGATAAAAATAATGTAACCCTTCATTGGAACGACGCTATTAGCGACCAAGCGGATATCGTATTAGAAAATGACCTTGTTTCCCTTAATTCTGCTATTAATATGAATTATCAAACTCCAAGCGGTAATATGGGAACAAATATTCAAAACATACCTTCAATTCAACGCATCATTCAAACAGACGGAATAAATAATAAATCCTACGAAAGTTCTCCTACGCAAATAGTATTGAGTGCTGGAGGAGGTAGTAAAACAACGAAAATAGAAAATAGTGTAAGTGGTAGTGAAAATAGAATAGACTTATTTTTAAATAGTGGTGGCGGTATAGTAGAAGAGAGTGGTATAGTAAATAATACAAGCGGTCAATCTTGTTTTTTAGGACATACGGATAATTCGGGAAGTAAGTTTGTATCTACCTATAATAATGTAAGTGGTGGAGGAGGTATAATATATGCTAATACAATTGATACTAACCCTTTTTTAATTACAAGTAATCAAGAATTACAATTAGAAACAACTGTAAGTGCTGATATGGTAATTACTTCTGCGAATGATGTTGTTATTCGTGCGATGAATGGTGGTATTAATCTAACTACAAGTAGTAATTTGACGATGGCGATTAATAATGATTGGTTGCTTACTGGAACTTCTATTATAAGTAGTTCGTCAGGTGTTAGTTCAGGATCATATCTACGAATATTTATTGCTGGGACTCCTTACAAGATACAATTGTTAAACGATTGAAATAAAAAAAGTATGTATATATATATAATGGCATTTACCCGATTCCACGATGACGAAGCAAGAATAATAATACAACTTCAGCAACAAACTGATCAAGAACGATGGTATTTAGATACACCTGGATCAGGAGACAAACCCTGTTTTATGCTTGATCCGCAAATCATTCCACAAAAATGGGGCGGAAATTTATGGACGCATAGTATCGATATTCAAAGTTCTCTTTTAGGCATAGATAGACAATTAAATAGAGATTGTTTAAGAGTAGATAAAAATGGAAAAGATGTAGACAAATACAAGAGGCAAACAGTACATGCTTCCCCAATAGATTATCCAGTTTGTGATACATTAACAACCGAACAGAGCAGAGCAATAATGCCAGCGTGGACGGCAAGAGATTTACAGCAAAATCACGCATATATTTTGCCAAATAATCCACAATTAAATACTGAGATGCCTTTTCAAAACTACAGTAGTACGAGAATTTTAGAAAAAGATAGTTTCAAAAGAGAATTTCAATGTGTGCCGCAAAACAATCAATTTTATACAGTTCCGACAGATGTATATAACAGCCAATACAAAGCGAAAAATAGTGTAGGGTCTAAAATTTGTAAGAGCGACTGTTCTAAGATGTAAATAGACTAACAAAATGTGAATAAAAGGTAACAAATAAAATCTAACAATTTAGAAATATTATTAAGCATTTTAAATTAATTAATAATATTTTTAGGTAATACTTTTCTTAAAGTATATGTATATATATAATATGGAATTAGCTATACCATTAATTGCATTAGGTGGAATGTATGTTATTTCAAATCAAACCCAAAATAAAAATCAAGAAGGACTAACAAAAAGATCAAATATTAAAGAAAACTTTAACAATATGGGTATAAGAACAAACTTACAAGCTTCAAGCACTGAATCTAGGTTTAATAATTATTTACCCAACACGAACGTCGCTCCACAAAATTATCCTATAATGAATAATAAGGAACTAGTAGATACTGTTCAAGAATATCCTAATCCAAATGTGGCTACCGATAAGTATTTCAATCAAAACGCATATGAGCAAAAGCAACGTGCTGGTGTGCCAGTTTCAAATAATATTCAACAAGTGTATTCATTAACAGGCGATTATATGTCATCTACTGAATTCAAACATAGTAATATGGTGCCGTTTAATGGTGGAAAACCAAAGGGGCAAATATATAACAATAATAATGCAGAGACGATTTTAGACAATTATGTAGGAAACGGTTCTCAAGTAATTAAGAAAATTGAGCAAGCGCCATTATTTAAGCCACAAGAAAATGTTCAATGGACGTATGGAACGCCTGATATGAGTGACTTCTATCAATCGCGCCAAAATCCAGTTAACCGAAATAATATGGTGAAGCCATTCGAATCTATTCAGGTTGGGCCTGGTTTAGATAAAGGATATAGCGCTGATGGAAGTCACGGATTCAATGCTGGCATGGAAGCACGTGACAAATGGTTACCTAAAACAGTGGATGAACTTCGCGTTTCGACAAATCCAAAACAAGAATATGATTTGAATGGATTACAAGGTCCGGCACAAAGTCAGATTAAGAATGTAGGAATAGAAGGAAAGGTTGAAAAATATAGACCTGATACCTTTTTTATTAATAGCCAAGATCGTTGGTTAACAACCACTGGTGCTGAGAAGGCTGGACGTGTAGTAGCAGAAGAAATCCACAAAACGTCAAATAGAAATGAAACCACTACATTTCAACACGGAACACCGAATGCAATTCTTAAGACTGCTAGTTATGTTCCCAGTAAACACGAACAAACTAAGAGAACGCAATTAGAGGGATTTGATGTAGGACCGTCATCAGCATCAAGATCCGGACCAATACAAGACCAAGCACATAATAATAATCAGTCAAGCCACTCAAATTATACAAATAATCGTGTAAATAATCAACAACCGCAGACATTTGGAACCGGATTTGCGAAAGCAGTTGGGGCGGCGATTGCTCCAATTATGGACATATTAAAACCATCAAGAAAAGAAGAGTATAGTTGTAATATGCGGATTTATGGTAATATATCTGGGGAAGTTCCGGATAATTATGTTATGAGCCAAGGAGATATTCCAGATACAACAATTAAAGAAACGACATTGTATCAACCAAATGGGTATATTAATAGCCAAAACGACAATGCTGGTTACATAATAACTGAACAACAACCTATAGCAAATCAACGCGATACAACTAATTATAATCAATTTATGGGAATGGCTTCAAAACATGGAAATAGACAATATGATTCTAATTATAGACAAACTAACAATGATACAAAGGAAAAGACGGTTGTTGCGCGCACAAATCAAGGTAATTCGAAACATTTCAATTCGCAAATAAACGTAACCATGTCCAAATTAGATTCGGATCGTGACAATAATAGATTATGGGCTCCGCAATCTACCATTCATAATGGACCATCCGTCCAAACCTATGGAAAACTTGCTCAAGTCCCGCAATACTACAATGAGTGTCAGGGATGCGACAGAATAAATCCTGATATACTTGATAGTATTAAAAATAATCCTTACGTATTTTCATTTAATAGCGTAGCATAATATATAAACTTTAAACTAATACCTTTGGTAAAAATAATACCTTTGGTAAAAATAATACCTTTGGTAAAAATAATACCTTTGGTAAAAAAATAATAAATATGTAATATTAAAATATAAAAACACTATTTTAATATTAATTAACGTTTTAAATGACATTAAATATTCATCATGACATAAAAGAAAAATTAAAATACTTTCATTCAATACATAAAATACCAAATATCATTTTTAATGGGCCAAGCGGATCGGGCAAAAGCACAATAGTAAATGAATTTATTTCAATGATATATGACGGAAACAAAGAAAAAATAAAGGATTTTACAATGTATGTAAATTGTGCTCACGGTAAGGGTATTAAATTTATAAGAGAAGAATTAAAATTCTTTGCTAAAACACATATAAATTCCAATGGAGGAAATACTTTTAAAAGTATCATATTGCTCAATGGGGACAAACTAACAATGGATGCGCAATCCGCGCTAAGACGGTGTATAGAATTGTTCAGCCATAATACACGATTTTTTATAATAGTAGAAGATAAATATAAATTATTGAGACCTATTTTATCGAGATTTTGCGAAATATATATATCTGAACCGGAATACAAAGGGAAACAAATAAATCTATATAAATATAACTTGGAGGAAACATTCAAACTAACAGATATAAAAAATCAACGATTCGACTGGTTAAAAAAGGAATTACAAAAATCTATAACGCAAAATATATCAGAAATAGATTTACAAGTATTTGTTACAAAATTATATGAAAAAGCGTATAATGCATTAGATTTAATTCAATTGATAGATGATGGGCAATTAGATTTAACAATAGAAAAAAAATATGAATTATTAATCGCGTTTAATAAGGTAAGAAAGGAATTTAGAAATGAAAAATTATTATTGATGTTTATTTTAAATTTTGTGTTTATTGACAAGGAAACAAAACTAGAAAATATTTCGTTTATGTGATAAATTGTAAAAATCTATTTCTTCGTACTTTAATATTTTTTATTTTTTATATTATATATAATATATATTATAATAAAATTTTTACAAAAAAATAAAAGATATATAAAAACAAAAAAAGTAAGAAAAACAAAAAAACAAGGAAAACATTGAAAACAAGAAAAAATAAACATTATAAGAAGAATAAAATAGGAGGTGGTTATAGTGATACTGATTTTGATATCGATACCATAAATACATTGTTGAGTGACTTTAACGATAGTAATAGTACAACTTTTAATTCTAATCAATATAAGCGTATAGGTGCTTATGTTTTAAATAAACTGTGTAGAAGAAGATGGTTGCCCTCTAAGTGTAGAAGCAACAGGTACGTATAAATTAGTTCTTGGTATAGGTTTCAATGAAGACAAAACAGAACAAGAGAATATCTCGGCAATAGCAAAACTAAATAACGCTATTAAAACTAATAAAAAAATAAATAGCTACAGATGTCCTGAGACGTGGTATAAAAAGGGGCAATTTGAAATGACATGTATAAGTTAGGTAATTAAATTTATTGTTATAAATATATAATATGGGATACTTCTATTTAAGAAAACAATTAATTAGTTTAAATACTTAATTTTTAACATTGAATATTTACATTATGGATGATTTCAATGTTAGTTCTTTACACGAATCAAAAAACGAATGGGGAGCTCGTTTATTAACAATATTTACTCCCTTGATAATTGAAGGATTCAAATCTATTTTTGATGAATCGTATAAGCTTTGCAAGGAAAATGGCGAAACCGATAAATATCTAATGACATTTCAAAACTTTATTACTAGAATTCCAAAATGGAATGTAACAATTATTGAAACTGAAAAAAAGAGAATTGTTGAAAGAAGTGGATGTTCGTATTTAGAAGAATTGGTTGCGTGTATTCATATTATCCAATTAAAACTATTAACTGCTATGAGGGTTGGTCAAAAACAAAAAAAAATAGATATAAAAATACCTAAATTAGATGATTTTATTCACAAAGCATATGTAAATGTCGCTAGAAAAATTTATAAAAACGTATACTTGTTTGAATTAAATACTTCTCCTCTACAAATACAAAAACATAACAGAGAATTAGAGTTAATAGTTCAAGAATGTATTTTAAATGCGGTCAGAGAAAGTATTCCTGTCGAAAACATTTTAAGAGCGTATATGGACGAAACGGTCGAAGAAGATGTTGTTGAAGAAATTAAGGAGCAAATAATTGAAAAGCCAGAAACAAAACCCGAAACACAAGCTATATTTGAAGGAAAAGAAGGAAATGTTAGTTTAAAATTTAATGATATTGATTCTGCTATGGGAAAGAATGGAAAAGAAGAGATGATAAGTGCGCCAAAAACTATAGAAAGATTGGAAGAAATAAGCACATTAAGAAATATGCAGCGAAAAATGGAAGAAGACGAAGATGATGAAAAATTAAAAATATCGGACGAAGAAGTGTCATTAGGTAGTTTAGACATTCATATAATTAATCCTCCAGAAGTAAAATTGGAACCAGATCTATTATTGGACGATATTGAGATTTTAGGATAACCTACGGGGGACCCCCCGTACGCCCCTAAATACAATATTTGGCTCTTACTTCGTTAAAACCTTTAGAAAAGGTGGAAAAATGCGTTATTAATTAGTTAGAAATGTAAACATATATTGTAATATGGATAATATATTTTTAGTATCAGGAATAATATCTGTTATATTTTTCATTGCCAAGTTTTTAGAGATGAGATATATTGATGATGAACCAAAGCCACTTAAAATACTAATCAGAGACTCATTGGTTGTATATGTTAGTGTAGTAATTGGGAGTTTTATTTTAGAACAATTAAATCCAGTAATTAATGAAACAATGACCGATGCTGTTCCATTAGTATTTACAGATAATCCGCCTTTTTAAATAATTAAAATTAAAATTAAAACAAATATGTTATTGTTATATATTATGAGTGCTCCTTCTATAATATATAAAAAATTTCATAAATATAAACCGATTCAAGAATTTAAAGGACACCAATGGTTTGCTTTAACAGATAATTACGGGGCCGATGTATATGGTGCTATAACGAAAAGTTATAATTTTAAAAAACCCCCTAATTTATTAGATATAGGAGATGCGGATGTAAGAATTATGATAGAAGACGAAATTAAAAAAAAGGACCCCAATTTGGTAAAATATTGCCATCCAGATGAACAGTATTCTGGAACAACGGGAAATAAAAAATGTCACAACTTAATACAAGACATTTTTGGTGAAGAATACGACGGAACAATAATAGATATAGACAATTTAAAAAGTAATAGCAAATATACTATTAATGACTTAGAAGGGGCAACCGAAATAGTTATTTGGAAGGATTATACTGATTTGTTGGAAGAAATACATGAAGAAGATGTATCGCAAAAAGGATTATCTGATGAAAATATTGGAAAGGGTATAAATAAATCAAAAAGAAGAAATAGAACTAACAAAAAAGGAAAAAACAAAAAAGGAAAAAGAAGAAGAAATAGAACTAACAAAAAAGGAAACAAGAAGAAGAAATAAAAGATAAATATAAAAGATAAATATAAAAGATAAATATAAAAGATAAATATAAAAGATAAATATAAAAAGAATACATCTACATCTACATCTATATATTATCTACCAGTCCATATTTTAATAAAAGGATAACGAAGCTTGTTTTGTTTTAAATCATAAATATATTCATTAAAGTTGTATAATCGACAACGATGTTTGGTTAAAATATCTCCAAATAGTGAATTAATTTTCATTAATTTAGGATATTCTTGACAAAACAATGCCCCCATAACTCGTTCTAATGAACAACGATCGTTTCGGTTATGAACCGAGTTTACCAAATTAGTTATTGTATATTTATGTTCTAACATTTCTAAAAAATTAAGGGTTATATATGATTGACACCCAAAACATAAATTAAAATTATCATTATTAAATCCAAGAATATTAATACTGTTGTTTAATTTTTTCATAATTAAAGAATTGTTAGTGAGAGATGAAGCAATTCTTAAATTATTAAATAAATTTTCTTTATCATATTTGTGATGCCATAATGGAAAAACAGGTGTATCAAATAACTCAAAACGTATTTTAGAATGAATAAACACGCTATCGTGTATTATTACCGCACTAGGAAACCACTTATATTTTAAGTAATAAATATATGGTAGCAATTCTCCTCTTCCTGGATACTTAGATTGAATATATGTTATGTTAGAATATTCGTGATCCGCTTTTATAAAACAATGATCGCTGTTGTCATCAATAAGGACAATTTTATGAAGAGGATAAAAGGTTCTTATAAGTTTTATACATTGATTCCAATATTTGTTGGTTGTTTCTGAATTAACGTGTCGTGTAATAATAAATCCATAAGTTGACATATAATAATATTATAAAATATTATATTTCAATACAATTTACTACTATTTTAATTATTACTTTAGTAATACGATGGTAATTCATCAATATTTATTATAGTTTCGTTTTTCCCAATATTTTTGTTAGAAACAATAAATTTACTAAATTCTTTACGATCAAGCTGATCCACAGGCGTGTGTTTATGAACAAATCTAGCGATCATTTTATATAATTTGAAATCAGGGTATCGTTCAACGCCATTATTTTTATATAATACATTAACGCCATTATCGTCGACGCACCATTCTACAATTAATTTTACCAATGGAGAACATTCATTCATATTTTTAATTGTTTCAAAATCATCAACCACATAGTCAAAAATAGAACAAGCTAAACGACACAAATCAAAACTATAATTTGGTTCTAAACGAGGTTTTTTATCGTTAAAATATGGTTCTGTATTATATTGTGTGGCCGCATCACCTCCAGTTTTAAAACTATCGCTACATAATATTTTGCCATTTAATTTATAAATTGCTCTTCCAAAATCAATAATTTTATATATTTTTCCAAATGTTGGAACTTTATAGGTTTGTTTCTTAAAAGTGTAATATATAAATTTTTTGTTAGTTGGGATATACATAACATTGTTAGTATGGAGATCGTTATGTGTGAATAAGAACATTTTTTGGTAAGTAATAAGAATCATAATTATTTGCATTAGTGCTGAGAACCATTCGTCATCGGTTAATTCGCCATTCATAATCAAATAATCAAATGTATTTTCGCACTGTTCCATACAAATTACTTGAACCGGGAATTTTGAAAAAGTAAGAGTTAATGTTTCTTCTTCAATGCTAGATTCGCTCTCTTCATCTTCATCGTCGTCATTTTCATCCTTTGTATCATCCTTTGTTTCAGAATTAATATTATCGCTTTGTAATTCATCTTCTTGGTTTGAATCACTATCAGAGTCACTTAATTCGTTATCGTTTGTATGTGATGTTCTTGATGAACAAGTTGATCCAGATTTTAGTGATTCTGTTTTTTTTTGATTAGTAACATCAAACTCGGATGAATTTGTAATATCCACCAAATCGACACCAAGATTTTTTACATCAATTAAAGAAATATGTGTTTCAATTGTATTTTTTTCAATTGTATTTTTTTCAATTGTATTTTTTTCAATTGTATTTTCGAATATATTTTCAAATATAGATTCATCAATAGATGTTATAGACGCAACGGATTTTAAACTAGAAGAAATTTTTAAAGGTTGTAGTGGTTTAGGATCATTATTTGTAATTAAATGAGTATAATCCTCTACTTTAAATAATACATTTTGTTGTTTTACAAAAAATTCAGATTGGATTAAATAATCTATATCATCTATAATGTTAATTTTATAATCGTTTTTAATGGCTAAAAACGATCCATAATAATCAAGACCGTGAATAAACTTATGTTCGTGTAATAATTTACTTGACAAAAACGAAAAAAACCCATCAACAAATGCAGAATTATTAGGATCATCAAGTTTTGGATGAATCTTAGCAGTTTTATCAAATGAAGGAAGATTAAACAATTGAGGATCAGTGTGGTTATATTTACCAACAACATATTTAAATGGATCTAAGAGTGGAGCCATTTTGATAAAAACATTTTGTGTTGTAGTGAAATCATCGTCATCGTTAATATTTTTAAGTTTACAAGTAAAAACATGTTCGTTTTCATCATCATTCTTCTTTTTTTTTGAGTCCTTAATATCTGAAATAGACCATTGATGATTTAAATTAATGGCATTCCAATTAGTATTGTTAAGTGAAAAAAATCTGTCATAGATGGGTATATAATTTTGAACATTTGTCAAGTTAATGTTTTTGTTAGTTTGAAATTGATTGAAGAGATTGGTATTCTTCCGTTTTTGATAATTTACAGAAATTGTCATTAGCTAATTAAAATATAAATTATAATTGTATTTAACTTATTATTTTTTATAAGTTATAAAAATCCTAAATGTTATAAACTCCTTTATAAAAAGTTATTTTATTTTTCGTAATAGTCAATCAATACTGGTTTAATACTACGTTTAAATTTTGGTTTTTTTAGTAAAAATTTTTTCACCATATCTTGTATACCAGAATAACTTTCTTTGGCTTCAATTACGTTTTTAACAGATGTTCCATGATTTTTAGCAGGAGTCATTAATGTTTCATTAAATTTATTCTTTAAATTAATAAATAAATTAATTTTACTTAATTTATTATTGATATAATCATAAGATTTTGATTTATTAATAACCATTTTATAATCTAAAAATATAGCATTTGGATATTTTTCTAAAAGGGACATATAATTTATATAATAAAAATTGTATAATTCAATCATATTAGGAAATTTTTTGTTTACTCTTTCAAATTAATAATATATTTATATAATATATAATGGATTTAACAAGAATTAAATTTATCAAGGAAAGTAATTTAAAAGATTTACAGAATAATAATTATGTAGAAAATTTAATAATAAATTTGGGTTTCAATACTGAAATATTAAGAGAACAACCAACCATAGTTAAGGATAATGGTGGGGGATTATTAATATGGCAATATCCCAACCAATTTTCAAAATATCTTTGTTTATTAAGAGAACAAAATATTAATTCTTATATTGAAATTGGATGTCGTTGGGGAGGAACCTTCGTATTAACAAATGAATATTTAAAAATGTTTAATAGTATAAACAAAAGTGTTGCTGTAGATATTATAGATTCGCCTGTTGTAAATTATTGTGTATCAAATAATGAGACACAATTTATAAAAATAAATAGTCAAAGTAAAGAATTCATAAATTATATTAATAATAATTATTTTGACTTAATATTTATAGATGGCGACCATAGTTACAATGGTGTAAAAAATGATTACCAAATTAGCAAAAATAGCGGTAAAATATTTGTATTTCACGATATAATAAATGATGTGTGTCCTGGCGTAGTTCAATTTTGGAATGAATTAAAAAATAATGAAAAGGATACATATAACTTTTTTGAATTTATAGAACAGTATGAAGATGTTTGGAATGATACGCATCAAAAATTTTTAGGAATAGGTGTAGCAATAAAAAAAAATATTTAATACGCCTGAAAAATATGTATCAAATAAAAAATCACAAAGAATTATTTATATTTTTCTCATATAAAATGGGCGTTTGAAATGAGAAAAGATGTAAAGGTATATATATTAGTTTGGTTATACCTTTTTAAAGGTATATTTATAAAAAGGCTTCGTTAATATAAAAAAAAATTAATATTTAGTATAGTATAATGAATTTAGATTTAAGACGGTTTGATATGAAAAGTATTAGTTTTAAACCAAATGAGTCTAAAGGCCCGGTGGGTGTTTTAATTGGACGCCGTGACACTGGTAAATCATTTTTAGTAAGAGATTTGTTATATTATCATCAAGATATTCCTATTGGAACTGTTATTTCTGGAACAGAAGAAGGAAACGGGTTTTATGGAAAATTGGTTCCGAAATTGTTTATTCACAATGAGTATAATACAGCAATCATTGAAAATATTTTAAAGAGACAGAGGGGAGTATTGAAACAAATAAGAAAGGAAATGGAACAATTTAAACGCAGTACTATTGACCCTAGAACGTTTGTAATCTTAGATGATTGCTTATATGATAACACTTGGGCGCGTGATAAAATGATGCGACTTTTATTTATGAATGGTAGACACTGGAAGGTAATGTTGCTTATAACTATGCAATATCCTTTAGGTATTCCACCAACACTAAGAACTAACATTGATTATGTATTTATTTTGAGAGAACCATATATCGCCAATAGAAAGCGTATTTATGAAAATTATGCTGGTATGTTTCCGACATTTGAATCATTTTGTCAAGTAATGGATCAATGTACTGAGAATTATGAATGTTTGGTTATTAATAATAATGTTAAATCAAATAAGATACAGGACCAAGTGTTTTGGTATAAAGCCGAAGCACATAATGACTTTAAGTTAGGGTCAAAAGAATTCTGGGAATTGTCTAAACAGATTAATGACGACGACGATGAAGAACAATATGATCCAAATAATGTAAAGAAACGTGGTCAGGGACCGAAAATTTCGGTAAAAAAGAGCAAATGGTAAATTAACTTGCTTTTAATTCTTGTTTTTAATTATATAAACAAGAATTAAGAATTAAGATTTAAAGACAATAACTGATATAATTATATAATGAATATACTAGATATTGTTAATTTAATCGAAACAAATCCTATTACTAAGCTATCAAGTGACTATAATGTTAAATTGTTATCTAAAATTAAAGACAATTTTACAGATATGGAACAACAATTATTTTTATCTAGTTTTTATTGTTATCTAAATTACCACCCAACAAATGATTTTGTTATTGATTTAGATACTGTATGGAAATGGCTGAAATTTTCTACAAAACAAAAAGCATTAATGCTTTTGGAAAAAAATTTTACTTTAAATTTTGATTATATAAAGTTGATTAACCTTCATGTTAAGCAAGATTTAAGCGAAAAAAAGCACGGAGGACATAATAAACAAAATTTTATGCTAAATATTAAAACGTTTAAATTATTTTGTCTTTTAGCTGATACCAAAAAAGCAAAAGAAATACACAGTTACTTTATTAAATTAGAAGATTTACTATATGAAATTTTAGAGGAAGAATCAAAAGAATTAAAACAAAAATTATCATTGATAGAAAACAATAGTTTATTAGAAAAACAAAAAGCAATTGAGCAAACATTAATCAATCAATTTCCAGTAAATACCGAATGTGTATATTTTGGTAAAATTGATGATACAAATGAATCTAATGAAACATTACTTAAATTTGGCCATACAAATAATTTATATAATAGAGTTATTGATCATAGAAAAAATTATAAAAACTTTATTTTATTGGATGTATTTAAAGTACAAAATAAAGTTGAAATTGAAAATTGTATTAAATGTCACCCAAAAATTAAAAAACAAATTAGAACTATTCATATTAACGAAAAAAACAAAACTGAAATAATTTCGTATAATAATGACCATTTTACGATTGAAAAATTAACAAGATATATTAAAGATATAATTCAAGAGAAATTGTATAATATTGATAATTTTAACAAATTATTAAAAGAAAATGAAGATTTATTAAAGGAAAATGAAGAATTAAAGGACCAGTTAAAAAAATTTAATGAAAGCGTGGTTAAAAAAACACTCGATATTAATAAGTTAAATGAAAATTTACAATTACTAGAAAATAAATTACAACTGTTTGAAAAAGAAAGTCAATCTGTTTATAATAATCCCTTATTACTAGAAGACGAACAAACTAACAAATTTAATACATTTATCGACACAATGTGTATAGTTCGCACAGATGTAGAAGAGTCGTCTACTATTTTAGAAGGTTCGTATAGAATTTGGAATAAAATAAAACCAACAAAAGAAGTATTTCATTCTTTTAAACATTATTTAGACACAAGATTTAAACCAATGAGGCTTTCAATCCAAAACAAAAAGCAAGTAGTTAATGGTTATAAAGGAGTAAAACTTAGGCAAAATGAATATAAAAAACGTTTTATAAATAATGATGTCGAAACGTTTTTATTTCAGGTATGTGATTTTACACCATCTGGAAAAATATTAAATTCGACATTACTTTCAGAATATCATAGATGGAAACAAAGTGTAAATAAAGAAATAGATTCAAATGATATCAAATTTATTAAAGAATATTTAAATTCATCTGAACATGTTGTAAGGTCAACAGTATGGACTGATAAAGGTTCAAATGAAGGATATTACGGTATATCTTTAAAAGTTGATGAATATAAACATAAAAATACATCATCAACTGGTAAAAAGGTTGAAAAAATAGAACTATCAACAGGTGTTGTTTTAGGTTCGTGGGAAACTATTGCAAAGGCAGCAGAAAGCGAATTAATTTCGGCCGCAAAAATGTCTAGGAGTATTAAAAATAAAATAGGATTTAATGATTATTATTATAAATGTCAAAATTAATAATTAATAACCACAATAAACCAAATTATTTCGGCTTGTCATCAATACTGCTAACTCCATAAGCTAATAGTATTATGAGTACTATAAATATTACTAACAAGTGAAAAAAATGAAACAACATTAAACATAAGTGATGTTGTTGCTAATATACCTAACTTTCCCATATAATATATTATAAGTACAATATATTTTATAATAATTTAATAATTTAATAATTTATAACAGACTATATAAGTCTATTTACTCAGCCTTTTTATTAGCGAAAGGCCCTGAGGTTAGTTGGCTTTGCCCATAATCCGATTTGCCTATAACAACATTAGCATCATCAAATAGTTCAGAACGGATATCTGCAACAGAAATAGACTCAGGCTCCTTAGAAGCAAACGTGCTTTCAGTTGTATTATGTCCAGCACCAATTAAATTGCCATCTTTATCAATGTCCTGAGTAAGAACATTACCATGTTTTTCAGAATTTTTCTTGTTTTCCTCGATAGCCTTTTGTTTAGTTTCTTTAATTCGTTGTTCAAAAGTGGACTTGGCAATAGTCTCGTTCTTCTTCTTCTCTTGCGCTAGTTGATTAAGCTCTTCTTCCAAATATTCAACACGTCCTGTTTTATAAGCCTCGGGTTCCCAAGGCAACCACAAGCCAACAGGTCCAACAAAAACATCAAAACTAGGATCAGTTTCTCTTAAAAGTTTAGCACGTATTTCGGCTTCCTCTTGAGACGCGAAGTTGCCTCTAGACTTGAACCCTCTAACGGATGTTTGGAAATTATGCTTAACGTTAAATTTCTTTTCAAGGTCTTCCTCATCGCGATCCAAAAACGTCTTATAATCGTCTTCAATAGATGAATTGATAATCGTAGCTCGTTCTTCCTTTACAAAGGTTTCAAAATCTTTCATAACTTCTTCAAACTGTAATTTGTATTTAAAAGAAACAAAATTAAGAAATTGATGAAATTTTTCCATAGACTTGTTCATATCCCATTGCTTTAGGAATTCTTCAAAGTAATACATTTCTCTTTGTTTTAGGATTTTTTCAGGAGATACAAAAGAAAAACAGCCAAAATTTTGTCCGGCAATAG